TCTGAGTTCGATTATATAAGTAACATCAGAAACATGTCGACGGATTCTAGGAGTAGTCTTGCTGCATCTGTGTTCGGTGCGCTGCCAGAGGGAGACACCGTGGGGTGCCGCACAATCAATGTTGATGGCTGCACTGATACGAGGGAATCGCTGACATCGATGATTCGTTCGAGGATGAGTGCTACAGCTGTTGCGAGCTCTGACGTACGCGCTGACTCAGTTCGCGATACTGGTGACGTGGTTGTCGATGACCGTCGACAAGTTCCTACGATCCCAGAATCCAGTGTCAATGCGCTAGCCAATTCGACCCTGCAAGCAACGGTTATTGCCGCATGCGTCGATAGTGCACGAGCATCTGAACCTCGTAACGACGACGAAGGAGGAACGCAATTCATAGTGATGCTGCTCATTGTGATATTGTCAATGATGATAATGGCAATCGCGTGCAATCAATTGTCATACGAGTTTCATACGTTGTTGAAGCGATACCGGCTGTCTGAAAACGCTAGCAGTGCGGAGATTGGTATAAGTGGAGACTTGGATGTCGAGATGGATCAGGTAGAACAAATCCCTGTGATCCCATTGTCCAAGCATGACATCTTGGGTCACGAAGAAGTCCACCCGTGTGAGAAGGTCAGTGTTGGATATGAGCAAGGATTCAAGGCAATCAATGAGTACACAGGTTCAGGTTGTTTTTATCGATCAGTAGCTAGATTGCAAGGTTTTGGCTTTTATGAAACAAAAGTCGCAAGCGCTATCAACATCGTTCACATGTGCAAGCAAGAGAACTACGGTCTAGTCGAACGCGGTTACTTGTATATGGATGGTAACGAAGATCTGAAAGGAATGATAAGAGTGGTAGGCACTCATTGTTATGCTATGCAAAACACGGATGAGGTTTATCGATTGTTAGACCGAAGGCCGTTGAGCTCATGGAACACAGCTCTAAACGGTGAGGTGTCGTCCGATGATGACGCCACGCCGTTCAGTGATGAAGCCAAGGACACAGCTGACAAAGACCCGATCGAGTCGATTGAGGCTGATTCGAAGCAAGGCGATTCGGTGAGTGGAGTGGTTGTGCATCCGGTATCGGATGAACAAAAATTTGACCCTGAGGTTACGACGCGATTGAGCGGATCTCGACAACAATATGAAGTATTGACGTCTGCACAACCGGCGATGAACTTGGCGTATTGCGCTGTGTCAGGGGCCGAGTCTGAAGGATCTGAACACACAGTGTGCGAGCATCGCAATTCGAAAGAACCATATTATGGACCAACATTGGAGTGGAGCGATTTCTTCATACCAACGATTGGGGACGTCAGTTGGCGTTATGACGTGCAATTCTGTGAATCGGACGCGGACGTGGGCGTGGAAGAAGTGACGATTGGTGGTGCACATGTGATGGTACCCAGAACGAGAGATATCAGGAATCCAAAGGTTGACACGAGCCCGCGCACGTTCAAGGAGAAGCTTACGTTGATGCGAGATTTCAACATGGACGACGGATCGTTCTATCACTGCATGTCGAGAATCGAAGGTAGCTTGAAGTTCGATATGAGTGTGTGCTGCAGAGATGAGGTGATAGAATCGTGCGAGCGATTGAATATTGCGTTGCTGCTCGAAGACGGACTGTATTATGCGGACAGGCAAGTTCGAGATATTCGAAAGGTGATCGTAGTGGACTTGACATGGACTAGTTTCGAAATAGCCAATAAAGGTGAAATTGAAGTGGCGTTGAGTCTGTTCAAGATTCGAAGCCTAAACGAACTGCCTGGTGATTTGGAGTTACCCAAGCCGAGCAACAAGTCTGTGGAAACGGCATTACAAAAGTCTAAGCTGGGCATGAAGATTTCGAACGAATCGTGTTTCTTCAAGTGCATGCGAGAATTGTTCGGTAATGGCAGACCATGGACCGCCACATTGGGTGTGGCAAGTCCGCACCACGTGACCCTGTTGATGAAATTGACAACGGGTGCTATCCGTCAAGGAAATGCAACGTACACAGCGGCATTCGCGGTTCCGCGGTACGTGTTGATCGTAAAAGACAATCACTGCGACATAGGAAAGGTGGTGGAGCAGATGCGTGACTTCGTTTCATCTGCGAGCATGGAGTATTGTCACTTGGATGAATTTTCGACGGAACTCAACGGGGTCATTCCGCAAAAGGACACTGGTGAACTAATGGTGACGGAATTAAGGACATCCGTAGAACGACCTTACATGATGCTTGTGGAGAACCAAGTTCAGGATGCCGAGGTCTTTGTGAGGACCATCGACGATGCAATGAGTTTGAACGTGTTGCAGATCCATGACGACGAAACCAGGTCTCTGTGCATGCTAGAGAACCTAGGTTATTCGTGCGTGGAGAAGAGGGATTTGCTGACTCTGACCGACAAGGGAGTAAC